CCCTTTGAGGGGCTACCGGGATAAGAGAATCGCCACGTACCGTCATTCTTGAAGATCAGAATTGAGTTATTCAGCGGCAACATGGCGGTAATAAAACCGCTTTCACCGGGAGCCACGTCAAAGAAGTCTGTCGCGGTAGTCCATGTATCCAGTTTTGGCGTACCGGAGCTATCGATCGTAGAGAACATAACTCGGGAGCCTGTAGCGGCATTTCCCGTACCGGCAATCCACAGACGCGACTTATAGGCGATAAGGATATCACCCTTTACGATACCGGTTCCGGTAACGGTAAAGTCGGCCAGCGTAGAGTCAGACTTACGCCACTTGAATCCCTGAATAGTAGCGTTTACTCCCACAGAGAAGTAAGCCATGTCCTGTACTTGAACATATCCGGTGACCTTATTAACGTCACCGGATAGGAGCTTAATTTGAACAAAGGCCGTGGGGTCGCCGTTGAGCATATAGCCCAGCGACCAGTCCGTACCCGTCCATTTCTGAGCGATAACATACCACTCAGTAGTGGAGATACGGTAAATACCCATTACTTTCCAACCTGCGGTATTTGTTGAGGAAAGAACACTTCCATCAACTACTTCCATAGGCGGTCGGGAAGTAAGGGAGCTATCGAGTCCAACTTCAAAGTTGATCAAATCGACAGCTTGGTTATCCCCAGCTTCACCGGCTTGGGAGACATTGTTAAGGCCCCCTGTAAAGGGGCCGATGAGAACTGGTTTACCGGGCATTTAGAATACGTCCTCTAGATCAAGGCGAATAGTAGGGAAGTCTGAGTTCTGAGCAACAGTCCTGTTGGAATGAATACCGAGAGTCTTTTCAAACTGAGACTGCTTCATCTGCGCCATTTGGGGGTTTTCGTCAAGTTCATATGCCTGAAGAAGACAGTATTGAACAAGAGCGGAGTAATAGCTATCAGGGATCGTCAGAGCGTCTGAAGTAGTAGTTACCTTCGTCGGCAGAGCCGTAAACCGGAATGTAAGCCCCAGCGGATAGCCGGTAGTAGGCTTGGGGTAAAGAATAAGGTTTCCCTCTTCTTCAAACCAAGCCGTAGGATCACCGGTATTTCCGTCACCGATAGCGTAGTTTTCTGCTTCCTGAACCGTAATGGCCCGAAGCAGGACGTTATTAAAGCGAACCGACGTGATTCGACTGATATTAGTCAGGTTTGGATCGGCGCTAAGAGCATAGGTATCCTGATTAGCGATAACATCTGTCTTAGCAAGCTTTTGGTTAATCGTATTATTTTGATCTACGATTTCCCGCTGTCCGTCATTAATCCATCGAATAATGTCGGCATCGTTAATTTCGACACCAGATTCGTCACCGAACTGGCGCTTTACCGACGTAAGAACATCGGAGACGTTGCGCGTATAGCGTTCAATAGACATTTAGTACCTTACTGAATACCAAGGGTGGGGAATTCATTATCTGCCCCAAGCTTACGGCCATTAATGCGGTAGGTATGGAGCGGGCTGGAAGCAACCGCGTGAGCCACTTCAGCCCGCTCCATAAGGTGTTCCCGATGTTCCTTCTTACGTTTTTCTTCTGCCTTGGCTTTATCGTCGATAAACTTGTTATAGAGCGACTTTTCTCCATGACGTGTAGAATCGTTTTCCCACAGCCAACGCATAAGGAACGTCGTATTACGCGCCATTTCCTCAGAGAGTTCTTTAATGATAAATCCGCCAAGCTGATCCACCAAAGCAAAGGGCTTATCGGCGCTATGCTCCGCTCGTTGTTCCGTGGGCTGGTAGGCAATGCGCAAATTGGGATATGCGGCATTTACCTGTGCATCACATTCCAGAACTTCCGAGGGGATGAGGGTTGACCCGACGAATTCAAACATTAAATATCTCTCCTTAGACGAGGTTAAAGACCCAACCGGGTTCAATAACGTTGGGGTTGGAAGCAAGGCTGGTATAGCGTCCCTTGTTCAAAGCAATAAGGGTATTAACCGAAGTACCGAACTGCTTTGCAATGGTGCTCAGGGTATCGCCCTTAGTGACAATGCACTGGGTAGGCTTACGGGCGGCGGGAGGGGCCGGAGGGGCCAATACCTTTTCCGGTCGCGGCCTAAGCCAGCCGGTAACAGTTCCAGTTCCATGCTGGGAATAGCGAAGGGTCGCACGCCCGGCGGGAAGCCAGTTAAAGTTACCGTTTTCCTGAATAACGTGGACAAAAGTAGTATCCGCGCTTTCAACTACGGCGGTATGTCCATAAACGTTAGAAGCGTCGCCGCCCCAAACAATAACGTCACCGCGCATAGGAATCTGGTTGGGCTTAGTCAGATCGTTATTAATACGAATCCAATAAGCATCGGGAGCCGCGTCGAGAAGACCCTTAGCTCCGTTAACCCCGCCGACAGACTTAGGCCAAGGAACTCCGAAGATATCCTGACCGTACTGATCGACAAGATCGACACACTGATTACCAAAGGCACCGTCGGGATTCATATTGCGCCCGACAGCACTAGCAATCCAATTTTCAATAGTGGTAGACATTATGCCTCCTATCTATGCTGAATGATGGGCCAGATAAACGCGGCTCCTGCGAGAAGAAGGCCTGTTATCGAGACTTTCTTCCCCCAGTCGCTGTCTTGTTTATCTCGGATTTCCCGAATATCTTCTTTATTTTCCACAGAAGTTGAAGTATTAGCGGCGATTCGGCCGTCTATCTCCCGAAGAAGCTTATTGCCGTTTTCTTTACCGTTTTCAAGCTTCAAATCAACTGCTTTAATCTGTGCTTCAAGGTCAACGCGGACCTTATTCGTCTCTTTAGCGTTGTCTTCGATACGGCGGGAGTGCTCTGTGACCACCGTGCTAAGCACGCCTTCGATCCTGCCAAGCTGAACTTGTACCGCAATTAAGGTGGCCTGTTCTTCCCCAGCCATAAGAAAGCCTCCTATTAGACGATCAGGGCTACCCAAGTCCCCAATGTTCCGTTTCCGGTTCCCACAGTGCAAATATAGAGACGCTGGTTAGCAGTACCCGGCGTATCTGTGCGCTGATAGAAGTTTCCGGCTACGCCACCATTAGGTACGGTAGCCAGAGAAGGGGCACCGGCACCGACGAAGGTGTTATCGACACATTCCTTGATAATCCCGAGGTTCTTCTGCCGCTGATATTCCGCCTCTGCACCCATAGGGTCGTAAAGGAGCTGAGCCTTTGCCTTGGACGGGAAATAGCGGAGAAGCTTGGTGGCAAAGTTCTCACTGGCGTGCTTGTAGCCAGCGTCACCCTGCTGATATGTATTAGGCATTTTGACCTCCTAAGTCATTTTAATTTTAACAGTTAGTTATCTGTATGGGAATTAGGCACAAAAATAGGGAGGCAGGGAATTAACCCTACCTCCCTATTTATTGAGTTATCTACTAGGAGATATCCTCGGTGATGTTAGTAACAACACCGTGAGAGTTACGACGAGTAGTACCAAGTTCGCTGTACTCGTAAAGAGAAGCGACATAGGCGTCGTATCGGCCAGAAGCATCGACCTTCTGCTTCCACATAGAACCATCGCGGTCCATGAATTTGAATTCATGCGGCCGGTACAGGTTAATGGCCTTTTCGTTAACGAAGTATGCCGTCGAAGCCGGAGCGTCGATATCAGCAATCATCGGAAGAGAACCCGAAGAACCAGCGTTGAATTCCAGACCGGTGTAACCACCGGCGAAAGTCTTGGTATCGGTAAAGCGCCTCTGCTGAGTAAGCAGCTGCCAATATGCCCGCTGAACTCCGAGAGTCGTAAGGATAACAGTTGCCTTAGTACCATTACGGCGAAGACGGTCAGCCATTCGCATAAAGGTAGCCTCACTAAGAGCGGTAGAAGTACCGCCCTGAGTGTTCTTTTCAGCCTTCCAAACACGCTGGGTAGCCGGGTTAATACCGTACAGGGTAGAGGTATCGTCCACGATAGCGGCAAGACCAGTCCATTCACGGCCAAAAGAGCCCTGACGAACAAGGATATCGCCAGCGGCTACGCCGGTAAGCGTACCGGTAACCGTAACGGTATTAGCAACGGTATCAGCGGTAGTAACGCGGATATTCGGCTGGCGAACGGTAGCCGTAGCACCAGTCTGGATATCCAGAAGTTCATCATCCTGAACGTGCTGGACGTTATCAACCGTGATAACCTGACCTGCCACAGAAACAACCGTAGCAATACGGCCATTACCGTTACCGAAATACTGACGGTTACGGTCTTTAGTGAGGTCTTCCTTAATGCCGGAAACTTCCATTTCCATAGCATCTGCAAACGACTGGTAATCCTTAGTGGCCAACTCGAAAGTCTGACCATTAAGTTCAATAGCACCGTACTGGTACTTCAGACCAAGCTGAGCACGCGCCGTGCCCTGCTTACCAGCATTGGGAAGAACTTCGCCTTCGTTACGTGCGCCGATACCCGAGTTACGAGAAGTCTCAATCGGGAATACGACATACTTACCGCCGTAAGGCAGAGTACCCGTACCATTGCTGGACGAAGTAATACGGTTGTAAGAAAGGGTATCGTTGTTAAGCTGTTCGTTAAGAGAGCCCTGATACACTTCCTTAAGAATGGGGTCAAGGTTAGCCATTGTCTGTGGCATAACAATATCCTTTCAAGGGAGTCAGGAGAAGGCAGATTAGCCTTCGTTAGCGGCTCTCAGCAATTCGGCTACGTGGGCAGTTCGATCTGCCTTAGACATAGTAGCGGGATTAACCTGAGAGCTAGGGAGTGCCCGATTCCCTCCACCGGAGAGATTAGGCGGGGCAGGTGTACCCGGCTTCCTAAACCATCCCATGTTATCAAGTTCCTTTGCCGCCGCATTAAGGTCTTCACGACCACCGGAGACAGAGGCATTAGCGATTGCTCGCTTAATGACTTCCTGATAAGGGATATGGGGATAGTTTGTCTGAAGCTGGGTAATCTCGGTATTCAGCTGAGCATTAACCTGCTGTTCCATCTGCTGATTCTGCATTTGGACAGCCATTTGGTTAGCAAGCTGTGCCTGCTGTGCTACCTGCTGAAACCGAGGGTCTTTACTAATATCGAATTCAGGAGTCTGTTCAAGACCGCTGATATCGTATTCACTCTGCGTTTGGCCCTGGCTATTGTTCTGACCCTGCTGTGGAGCCTGCGGAGAAGTCGGGATGTAATTGTACTGAGTATTCAGGAAATCAAATACGCCCCGAGGGTTAGTCTGGAAAAGATGCGCCAGTTGCATAGACTGGTCGATATCATCCCGGCTAACGCCGTGCTCTACAAACTCCTTGAAAGGAGCGAATTTCTGCTGTACCTCTTGCGTGTATTTATCCGACTTAGAAAGGTGTTCTTTCAAGTGGCCGTGGAACTCCTGCGGCACCGGGGAAAGAATATCATTCCAAGCCGGGTTATCGCTAATGTCCTGAGAAGTGCTGGTATCTACGCCTGTGTCTGTGTTGTCGTTAGACGGTGCGTTATCCGCGTAGATATCGTTTTCCGGGTCCATTACTTCTCATTTCCGAGTTGTACCATTGAAGGCCCTGACTCTTTATTTAGTTTATTAAAGCTATTAGTGTTCGTCAACTGGGTGCGCCTGCGGGAGCACTTTGCGGGGCAGTAGCATTAGAGAACTGATTATTACCGCCGACATTAGGCCCACCATTAGGACCCTTTGCCGGGGGTCCGCTTTGTGCGCCCGGCATACCACCGGGAGCGCCGCCCATAGGAGCGCCGCCCGGGGGTTGTCCGCCAGCACTACCGCCCTGCATAAGCTGAGTAAGCTGAGCCGTAGCCTGCTTATCCTTATGTGCCTGAACATGCTTCTCAAACTGGTCTTTAATAGACTGGTCCAAGTTTTCATATCGCTGGGACTTCTGGAAGTTCTGGTGGATAAAGATATGCGTATCATCGTTATCGTAGTCGTTGACTGGAAACAACGGCCTATCGAACTTATCCAAAAGCTGTGAAACTACAGGGTCTTGTCGCGCAGTGTTTTCATCGACACCGTGCGTATCAAGATACTGTTGCTTCATTTGCTGAGCCTGTTGCATAGCCATTTGAACTTCTTCCACAGGAAGATTGGCCATACGCATATTCTCACGCTTTGCCTGATTCTCATCTACCTTAACAAGCTGGTAGTAAGCGCGCATGTTAGGCAGGTCCAGCATTTCCAGACCCTTATCAGCGGGAATCATACCCCGGTTCATAAGGTCCGTAACAAAGGCCCGCATTGCCGCCTGAGAAGTCGGGAGAGCAGTTCCCTGATCGATACGAATATCCGTACCGGACTTGATATCGGCACCCTTTAGGAACAGGACCGAGAAGGACTGGTCCATTCCGGTGGCCTTAATCATACGGGGTTCGTCCCAATACTGAACTGCAAGCTGAAGAGACTGTGAAGCCGCTTCTTCCGTGGCCTGTTCAATAGAGTCATAAACCGACGCCATAAAGCTATCGTCACGTTCCTGCAAGAAGTTAATAGCGGTAGCCGCCGTAACTCCGCTGGGAGCGTTACCCTTACTTACCTGATGCTGACCTGACATATCCTCCCAGTCGCGAAGCATTTCTTGACGCTCTTCGCTAATATACTGGGGCATAGGCGGGATAGGAATCGGAACCGGCTCTTTAAATCCCGGTTTAATTGGAATAAGCTGACCCGGCTTAGAAGTCCAACGATTGATATCGATAGAACCCTCTTGAACAAAGTATCCAGCTTTAGCAGTTGCATTCCGATTCTCCACTGTCTGAGAGCGGGACCTGTTGATTTCCTTCTGAATAGGAATAAGGTCTTCGATAGTAGACGTGGAGTAGAAGGAACCCGAAGGCACATTCTCAATCTTTACGAACGGGAACTTTCCGTGATCGTAAGGTAGTCCGTCGTCTGTGCAATATACGATCGTCTTATCAACGACAATAGCCATGCCGCCGTTCGGGAAGAGAGTCGTAGCGCCCGGCTTGATATAAATTTCAATAACCAAGGAAGAGTCAGGCTTAGCATTAGACTCAGTACCCACAAGGTTGAGATAGCGAGTCTCAAAGATTTCATTGGTCCCCACTACGGTAGGCTTCAAATCGCTACTAAGCTTATCAGCGAAACGTTCTTTTACGTCTTCCACAGACATTGTGTAAGCGTGGAGAACAAAAGGCTGACGCTGAATGTCCTGTTCAAGCAGATCAGGCACAAAAATATGGAATGGCGTAGGAGCCGAGAAGCAGAAGTCCCCCGAAAGGTCGTTATCTCCCTGCTTATCCGTCTCATCGCTATCCCATGCGACTTTCACGTATCCAATTCCACATGTAGAGGTCCAGAATGCCGCCTGCTTAAAGGCCGCATCGAATCCCTTTTCTTCGCTAACGTATTCCCAAACCGCTTCGCCAGCCTCAGCGGCAATGATATCTTCATCTTCCGCTGACGCCGGTTTAACTGACGCCATAGGTTTCTGAGAAGTCATACGGCTAATCTCGGTTCTAACGGTAGGGCGTACCCGGTTAATAACCAGACGCACTCTACCGGGAACCTGTGGAGCGCGGATCAACTTACCTTTGAGAAGCGAAACATACTGATCGCC